GGCTTGCACTACATCCCCTGTGTCCCGAGTCTTGATCCTCTCCTTCGGTCTCCACAACGCTGGACGTTGACAAGTGGCGCCCGAACAGGGACCTGAAGAAAAAGGCGAGTTAGGGAGGATCATTCTTAGGTAAGTACAATTTATTACAGGGAAGATGGGACAATGTGCTTCTACCGCACCGTACTTACAAATGCTACGCCATTTTCTAAAGGCATATGGCATCTGCATTGACATGGTAGATATTAATAAATGTATACAAATTTTGAAAGAGTATAACCCATGGTTCCCCGAAGAGGGCACTATGGATTCAGAATTATGGTTACAGGCAAAGGATAACGTTGAAAAGGCTCATAGACAGGGAGAAAAAATACCCATACGATTCTGGTCCGTATGGTCAGTGATTTTTTCCCTGCTTCGGGCAGTACATGGCCAATTACCACTAACTACCGTGCAGAGATTGAATGGTCCTGTATTAGATGAGCTTCGCTTAGACGTTGATACTAAGCAAGCTGTACATGAGGATTTAAAAGATAATATTTATGAGCCAACACCCCCTGCACCCGTAGATGGGGAAAGAAAAATAATGGAATCATCGAAGGGAGCCGTTTCAGAACAGCCGTTAGCTGTTTGCTCCTTTGAAGAACAAATACAGAAGAGATTTTCTGATCTATCACAACAAATAGAAAAATTAACATTACGTCTCGCTCGAACAGAGGCGAACAAGACATTGCAAGCGAAACCGAAAGCGGCTTTGTCTCTTGCTGCCGCGGCTTTAGATGAAGGGGACTTTGGAGATTATGAGTTCTCCGATGATGAGGAAATTCCTTCTTTAGCAGTTTTTCCTGTAATTCGTCCCCCTCCTGTTCAAGGGCAGGCCGTTCCAGCTCGATATGAAGGAATTGACATTGATGTGGTTGGAAAATTGAAAAAGGCAGTAACTTTATATGGCCCCCAGTCACATTATGTAAAAGAAATGTTGACTGGGGTTGCTAAGCATTTTGGAAATTTTGCCCCGCATGACTGGAAGACATTGGCCAGAAGTCTCCTTAAGGAACCTGAATATTTACAATGGAATATGTGGTTCTCTGATTTGGCTGCACAACAAGCCGCTGAAAATGCACAAAGTGGAAATCCTAATGTCCGCTTGATTACCTATCCTATGTTAACAGGTACAGGGAATTTTGAGGATGTTAATGTTCAGGCGCAACAAACGCCTATAGAAATCCATGATCAATTAGTTGATTTGGCTATGGAAGCTTGGGATCGTATTCGACCCACAGGTGAACATTATGGCTCTTGGACTAAAGTGATGCAAAGGAACAATGAACCATATGTTGAATTCATAGCTCGATTACGAGTAGTTTTAGAAAGAACAGTGGTAGGAGAAAAAGCTCGTGATCAATTGTTAAAAATGTTAGCCTTTGAAAACGCGAATGAAGATTGTCGTAGAGCGTTGTTACCAGTAAAAGAAACGGGTGATGTGAATGCTTATTTAAAGGCATGCAAGGATATAGGTTCAGAAACAAGAAAAATGCAGATGTTCGCTGAAACTATGGTTTCTACTTGGAAAGCTCTGAATGAAAAATCTGCTATGAAATGTTATGGTTGTGGCCAGGAGGGGCACTTAAAACGAAATTGCCAAAAGGTGAATAAAGAGAAAAGAATAGGAAGAAAAGATATAAATAAGCAAGCTCCTGGAATATGCCCAAAGTGCAAACGTGGTCGACATTGGGCAAGAGAATGTAGAACTAAGGTATCATTTATTGGTTTAGATCAGGAAGAGCAGGCGGGAAACGAGCAAGGGGGCTACCTTCGGGGCCCCAAAACAAAGACCGAAGGAATTTATTTTCCCTATCCCATGCCACCCAACACAGTGCCGCGTTAGATATCCCTTGTATTCAAGACTTTTCTCTATCACCTGAAGCCTTGCCTATTCGAGTTCCGACTGGTATTTATGGACCCCTGCCTCAAGGAACATTTGGATTATTAATGGGAAGATCTAGTTTAACGATGAAAGGTGTTACGGTCCATCCAGGAGTAATAGATGCGGATTATCAAGGAGAAATTCAAATAATGATGTCAGCTGTAGCAAATATTAGTTTCAAGAAAGGAGATCGCATTGCTCAATTGCTGATTTTGCCTTATTTTTCTTTGCAAACTTCCAATAACAAACGTATAGGAGGTTTCGGCAGTACTAATCCTATTAATGTTTTTTGGGCACAAAAAATTACACAACAACAACCATTGGTAACTTGTTACATAGATGATGATAAGAAGGGATTCTCTGCTTTAATAGATACAGGTTCAGACATAACTATAGTAGCTCAACAACACTGGCCTAAAAGTAAAAGTTATTCTATTATCCCCTGCCAGGTTAAGGGCATCTCTCAGCAACCAGTCTCATCAATCGGGCGGTCTGATACCTTTGTAACTTTGAAAGGAGAAGAGGGGCAATTCGCCGTTTTAAAACCGTATGTTTTAAATAATTCCTTTTCTTTAATAGGAAGAGATACATTAGAGCAGTGGGGTGCGCATTTAGAATTTTAATGGAACCTATAGCCTTATCCTGGAAATCTAATGAACCTATTTGGATAGAACAATGGCCCTTAACAAGAGAAAAGCTGCAAGCTGCTGAGGAGTTAGTAGAAGAACAATTACAAAAGGGTCATATAGAAACTTCTACTTCCCCTTGGAATTCTCCTATTTTTGTTATTCGCAAGAAGTCAGGAAAATGGCGTCTACTTACAGATCTTAGAGCTGTAAATGCTTCTATGTTTCCTATGGGAGCTTTACAGCCTGGTTTGCCCGCCCCTGTCATGCTGCCGCGTGACTGGCCATTACTGATTATTGATTTATTAGACTGTTTCTTTACTATTCCTATTCACCCTCAAGATAAACAGCGCTTTGCTTTCTCTATACCAAAAATTAATAATGCTGGACCCCATACCCGTTATCAATGGAGAGTATTACCTCAAGGTATGATGAATTCTCCGACTATTTGTCAACTTTATGTAGATGCTGCTTTAAAACCTATACGAAAAAGGTATCCTTTTTTACATATTTATCATTATATGGATGATATTTTATTCGCAGGACCTAAAAAAGAATTTTTACAAGATTTATTAGAACAATTACCTTTATATTTTAAACCGTATGGCTTAATTATTGCTCCTGAGAAAATTCAATTGGAAGACATTAGTCATTATTTAGGATTTGTGGTATCTCGGACCACAGTTCATCCTCAAAAAATGACCATCCGACGAGACAATCTGAAAACCTTAAATGATTTCCAAAAATTATTGGGCGATATTAATTGGTTACGCCCTTCATTAGGGATCCCTACTTATCAATTGCATAATTTATTTGATACTTTAAAGGGGGATACAGATTTGAATAGTGCTCGCTGCCTAACACCAGCTGCTGAAGAAGAATTACAATTTTTTGAACACCAATTAAAGTCCAAATTTTTAATGCGTATTGACCCTCTATTACCGTTAACTCTTTATCTTATCAATACCTTTATGTATCCCACTGCTTTGCTAGGGCAGAATGAAGAACCATGTGAATGGCTTTATACTCGTCATCGTTTCCATCGTAGTATTATGTCCTATGAACAACAGATAGCTATTTTAATTCAACAGGGTCGACAACGTTGTATATCACTTTCAGGATATGATGTTTCTACTATTGTACTTCCCCTGACAAAAAGTCAATTTTTCTTTCTCTTACAACGCTCTGAGGCACTACAAATAGCATTAGCCCAGTTTGTAGGCAATATTGAATATACTTTACCTAAAGGTAAATTATGGGATTTTTTCAAAAGACACAATTTTGTTATAAATCAGATTATCAGTGACATACCTTTAGAAGGGCCCAATGTCTTTACCGATGGCTCTCGGCAACGCAGTGCGTACTGGGCCGAAAAGAAATACTGGAGTCAAAAGCAAAATACTAATTCAATTCAGAAAAATGAATTATTAGCTATTATTCAAGTTCTAAAAGATTTTAAGCAAGATATTAATATTATTGCTGACTCTGCATATGTGGTAGGTGTAGTTAAAAATATTATTGGAGCAGTTATTAACTCCCTAGATAAGGAATTAACTACTCTATTTAAAACATTACAGGTTTTATTAACTTCGAGAAATGCTCGAATTTTTATAGTCCATATACGATCTCATTCTAAGCTTCCTGGCCCCTTAGTGTATGGAAATGAACAGGTTGATAAACTAGCTGCTTTCGCTTCTCCAGAGGAGGAGCACCGTTATTTTCATAACAATGCAGGATCTTTGCATCATCGTTGGCGTATCTCCTGGAAACAAGCTAAAGACATTTTATCAAACTGTCAAATTTGTAAGCCTTTGCATTTACGACGTACATCAATAGGGGTTAATCCCCGCGGATTGGCACCTGATGCTTTGTGGCAAATGGATGTTACCCATATCCCTGAGTTTGGACATTTAAAGTATGTACATGTTGTTATCGATACTTATTCTAGATTCATTTGGGCTACCCCCCAAGGTGGAGAAACTGTTAAACATGTTATTGCCCATCTTTTGGAGAGTTTTGCTGTGCTGGGTATTCCTCAAACTATAAAAACAGATAACGGCCCAGCTTATTCAAGTAATAAATTTAAACGCTTTTTAACACAATACAAAATTCATCATATTACAGGAATCGAATATAATCCACAAGGACAAGCTATTATAGAAAGAGCACATGGCACTTTAAAATTATACATAAAAAAATTAAAGAAGAGGGGGGAACGAGAGTTGGAGTTACCACCATTAATAGCTTTGCAAAATAATCCACGGGCTGTTTTGAGTCAAGTCTTGTTCACTCTTAACTTTATGAACTTACCACAAGGAGACATACAAACGACGGCGGAACGTCATTTTGAGGAAAAATCAGAACCTCTTATACATGAGGACGTTTGGGTACGACCGTTAATGGAAACTGAATGGGTACCAGCTCAGTTATTGGTAAAAGGAAAAGGTTATGGTCTTGTTCTTTTGCAGAATGGAAAACAACAATGGCTCCCGGCGTGTAGGATTCAAGTACGGCGGACCACCGGCCAAGAAACAATTGCTACAGCCTCCGCGGTTTGACCCCACTGTTACAGTTCCTGAAATAGAAATACCCTATCAGGCTTTTTGTCGTATGACGTTAGGAGAACGGCGCCGTAAACGGCCTGTGACGGTGCCTTTGCCTACATGGGGTCAGATAAAAAAGCTTTCGCAAGAGGCCTTTCGCACTGTTATGGGAACGGGAAAAGTTCCTACACCTGAAAATCTATTTCTTGCTATGTGTGCTATTTTGACTGTAACCTCCTCTCAGGCAGCTTCTCTCCCTGTTCCTACTCCAGAAGCTGACGTAAGTTATACCTATTGGGCGTATATCCCAAATCCCCCTCTGTTGGAAGCAACGGTTTGGGGAGTTTCAGATATTTTGATATATACTACTCCTCATGTGTTGTCACCTCCTTGGAAGAATCTAACATATTTGAATAAAGATGATGGCCGCTTGTTTAATTTTTCTCAGCGTTTAACCCAAGGAACTCCTATCTGTTTAACAAAGGAAGCTCGTGACCCCTGTTTGGTGATGGATTGGCAGAGTTGGCTTTTACCAGGGAGAAATGAAAGTTCAATTAGGGCACGTTTACAGCGATTGACGACTTGGTCAATTAATAATAGTTACAATAATATTAGCTTGCAGGAAACTGCATCAGTGCCTTTTTGTACGCCCTTCACGTATATAAGTTTGAAATATAAACCATTTATTTGGTCTGAATGTACCAGTGAATGGGCCAAAAGAACTGGAGATTATATAAATTGGGGTCCCTTTGGTATGTTTTTTAATGATTGTTCGGAATGGAATAATAAAACTTGTCTTTTCTTTAACACTACCAGACTCCTGATGCCCATGAATCAAACACTTCAAGGATATAAATTGATGTGGTGGGGAGATGGTGGCGTCAGTAACCCGAGATGGACTCACGTGCAGTATCCTGATAATTATCAATCTCATCTGTGGAAAGTGGCAGCGGCATTGCAACCAGTGTACAAGGCTCAAGGGCAATTCCTCGGCACTTCTCGTTCCTTCTCAACTTATAGTTTCTTTAATATCACCCAATATAATCTTACTGCTTGTATTCCATTACCTTATTTGTTTTTAGTAGGGAATTTTATGTATAATGAAGGATTTATACAATGTAACAATTGTGCGTTATACTCATGTCTTAATGCCTCCATTGATGCCCCTGCTATTATGATATTACAACAACGAACACATTTGTGGTTGCCCGTGAAAATGGAACAGCCATGGGCATCTAGCCCCTTAGATAAAATAATAATACAAGTATTGAAGAAGGTTTTGCATCGTTCGAAAAGATTTATTGGAGCCGTAATTGCTACGGTTCTGAGTTTGATTGCTATTGTTACCGTTGCTACCGTGTCTAGTGTGGCATTAAGCACAGCAATACAAAATAAACACTTTTTGGAAACATGGCATCAGGATTCTTTTCAATTTTGGACAGAACAAACTCAGATAGATGCACGATTTCAACAGCAGATAGATATATTAAAGCAGTCTGTACAATGGTTAGGGAGAAAAATGATTCAATTAGAAAAGCAAATATCACTAAAATGCCACTGGAATAGTAGCACCTTTTGTATTACCCCTATATTGTATAACAAAACGGAATCAGACTGGGTTGTTATACAACATGCCTTAGAAGGAAATATGACTGCGGTACAATTAATAGACGATTTGCAAAAAGAAGTAAATCAAGAATTTGGGAAACCTTATTCGAATGACTACTCAGGAGAAATTGCTGACGATATATTTAAACATTTGGAGAAACTTAATCCTTTTACATGGGGACAAAGTCTTATACATTCGGCTGGAAGTTTAGGAGTGTCTATTTTAATATTAATTATAAGTTTGATTTTGATATATCGGTGCTGCATAGTGCCTTTACAACTGTCTTTAACGCAAATGTGGACAAAAATGTTGATTTCTAAAAAGAAAAAAGGGGGAATTGAGGACATCGGCAAGAGTTAAGTCCTCAGCACACTGAGGAAGGAGATGGAAAAATCCATGCTCCGAGCTCTTTGCCTGTAGAATGGAATGTTCCCTATCTTGTTTGTTAGAAGTTATGAAGGCTGACATTTCTCCTGAGTAGCCTGCCAAGGGAGCAAATAGCGGACATAGTGTGTCAAGATAAAATAAGTTAATGCGTCTGTTTATGAAATAGAAAAGAACATTCAACATTGTAGGGAACATAATATCCTGTTGTTAAGATTCTTAAGATTGAATTATGTGTGCCAAATGCTTAACTGTACTCTGTAATAGTTCAATTACATAACCAGACTCTGTAATAGTTCAATTACATAACCAGACTCTGTAATAGTTCAATTACATAACCAGACTCTGTAATAGTTCAATTACATAACCAGATTGTGTATAAAT